TGCCCCCAGCAGCGATTGCCTTATCAAGATCTCCGCTCGCTATAAGGGTATTAAACGCGGCTCCTACAGCGTTCCCTAGCGGCTGGCTGTTTGTTGCCTTTGCAATCGTTTCAGAGATAACCCCAGAGGCTCGAGCGGTGCCCCCTAAAATTGCTCCTCGAATTGGATCAGCACCAGACGCAGCAGACGCCAGCCCGCCCTGCAGAGCGCCTCCAACAACTTCAGCTAGGCGGCCATCAATAGCGCCATTAGTCAAGTTCGAGACTATTTTGCCCGCATCACTTAGCTTTGGAGCGTCAACCAGCGCTTCGCCAGACTGAGGTATAGAGGTTAGTTGAGCAAGCTCAGAGATCCCGTACTGAACCCCAGCCGAACCCATAATTTTGAGAACATCAGAGGTATTTTTAATGTTGCCCGCGGCCGCCTGAACACCTAAGTTAAGAACCGCATTCCCGAGCGCCACGTTAACCGCTGTATTTGCTGCAAGAGTTGTTCCAGCCGTAAGATAAGCGCCAACTCCTTCGCCAATAACAGGTATAAACAAAGCCGCAATCGGCAACATTGGTTTAATAAAATCGTTAAAGAAACCGCCGGCTCGAGGGTTTACGTCAGCGGAAATTGTTGGGGAACCGTCTGGGTTTAAATCCCATTTAAAATAATAAGTTGCGCCCCCGTTTTTGTTTGTGCCACCATTATCGTAAGAGCCAAATCTATTTGGAATTACTTGGCCGGTACTTTTTACTTTTACAACCGGGACTATTGCGCCTTCCGCCCATTCTGTTATTTCCGGTCCGTCTCCGTTACTTCGTGTAGAAAAGCCGCCTGGAAGTTGTTTCGTGTCAAACTCAAGATCGCTTAATGATTTAACACCGTAATTCTGCGCCAGATGCATAGCCATAGCGACTGTATATGGCGTCTCCGAACCAAATTCTTTTAGTAACTGGTCAACGTAGGGGACATATCTTTTATCAAACTCCCCTACGAAACGCCCAACATTAATTAACTCTGGCGCTCTATAATAGTTGTAGCCAGCCGGGGTTTTTTTAATGTCGGCAATGATCCCAGAAAGAGCGGCGTCAACATTAAGAGCCGGGTTCCCTAAATATTGATTTTTTAGGTCGTCCAGTTTCTTGGTGTCAAATGAAACCGATTTGGCAATGTTATATACATCATTAATCTTTCCTAGATTACGTTGTTCTATAACATCTTGATCATTTTGAACGCCGTCTTCTATCATTTAAATCACTCCCACGGACCTTTTCTTGCCTTTTCGTGAATAATTTTATTTTTATAGTCAATGCCCGAAAACTCTGCGTATTCATCCAGAGTCCTAACGGTGCCCAAACCCATTCGGCCAACATCTTCGCTGCGAAACAACATTGCAGACAACCTTGACTTTGACCTCAAATCAAGCGTCCCCCATTTTACCTTACGCTCTTCGTTCTCTGCGTCAGACCAATGTTTCTTTCGGTAGCTTTCGCAGTCACTACCCTCAAACAAATGAAAGACCGGCATCCCAGGAGAATGATAGACGTCCCAACCATGAGTAAACGCCCGAACTGACAAAGAATGCTCTTCGCCGTTAAAGTAAAGGTATGGGTCATAAGGGACGTCATACACAAACTTACCCGGAGCAAAAATACATCCAGCGCCAATATAGAACCCCCTCACCGGGACTTTAGAGTCAACCCCCTTTGGATGGATTGTAATTACAGGAGTGCCGTTATCAAATGACGCCTCTGCAGTACAAACGTGACCAATAACCTTATTATCGTCGCGAATTGGCTCTGATTTTCCGTTCTTAAAAGTAAACCCTCTTGGATAACCGGAAATAAGAGTCTTTTTGTTGGTCATGCTCAAAATTTTGGACATCTCAACAAAATACTCATCCCACCCCTTGTCAAAAATGGTGTGAGAGTCAACTTGCAAGATCCAGTCTTCGTCATCAAACAAAGACATCTGGATAGATCTTGCCCAACACGCTCCCCTAGAAACGAGAGGGTCTACTGCAATGTGGGTAATATTTGCCCCGCAGAAAGATGCAGGGATAATTCTTCGTTCAGGCACCTCTTGCTCAACAACCCCAAACCGAAGATTTTCCGGATACTTTGAGTTGTCTAGTGCGCTTTTTATTGTGTGGGCTAAGAGTGGGTCACGGTAAGAGGCTATTCCGACAAAAATAGTATCAGGCATTGTCATTCATAGAGTTGATGAGTGCAAAAGCCCAGTCAGCCCAATCAGTGTATAACTCAGGCGACGGGATCCCCTGGCTAGAGAAGACGTCAATTGCAGCAAGGCTCTCGCCCCACCGCTTCCAGTCCGTCATCTCTGTCGGTATCTCTAGCTGGTTGCTGGCAAATTGCTCAACCAACAAACTCGCCCAAGACACGAAGGAATGGTACCTTGGATCGTAAAGGATCGCCACTAGTAGCCTCTGACGTCACCAATTTCCGCACTCAACAACACCTTACCCAACTGGTAGTTCCCGTTGAGAATGTTGGTCTGAAACCTCAACCGAAGCTCCCTCCTCTGCTCCTTCATGTCAATTTTTCCCGTTGTTGGGCTAAATGGATAAGGGCTTGATTCAACATCCTCAGACTGAGCATACGGGCGGCCAGTAATGATCAACTGCATCTCTTCAGCCTGAACAAAATCGGGCTCCACGCGCTCTAAACGAATCCATCTGTTGTCGTTAGCCTGTCCACCCTGTTGAGTCGGAGAAGCAGGCGCAGCAGGACCTCCAGATACCCAACCAAGGTCATTGGTCTCAAAGTAAGACTCAATCGCGGTAGCGGACTGCCCCACAACATCGTTAACGCCATACTCGTGTTGATAAACCCGAATGCGGTTTGCTGGGGAGGTAAAGGTAAGGTCTTGCGTTCCAGACCCAGTAGCAGCCGCAGACATCTGAATGCTCTGAACGTAAATAGCCGTCACAGGAATAGAAAAACTACTTCCGGCCGGCAGGGTTGCAGAAAGACTGTTTCCAACAAGATAATCCGCGCCCCTGTTAACAATCGTCACAGAGGAAACAACGCCAGATCCGTTAACCACGATATTTGCAGTAGCCCCGAACCCGCTTCCGCCGGTAAGGCTAGTTGCGTTGTACGTCCCAGGCGTATACCCAGACCCTCCAGTAATAGAACCCAGCGTCTTTATACTGCTTGAGACAACCGAAGATACTGTGGTGCCAGACGCCACATTTGTTCCGCTAATAATCTGCAACGGATCAACCAACACGCTAGCAGTATCTGAATTTAGCCAAACGTTTCCGCTGACCGTCGTATAGCTGCCAACAAAAACCTGTGCGCTTGGAATTGTGGTTGTGGAGGCCATCACCGGATACGGGAAGACCATTGAGAAATACCCGGCACTTCTACGGGCACCAACCGCCTCTCCAGCGTCATACCAAACGTTTTCTCTTACGTTGAAGATGATGGCGTCGGTACATTCAGTTGCATTACCTCGAGGATAAAACCACCAAATCTCTCCAAACCTAGGCACTTTGCAGGCCCAAACTTTTTGACGCTGTGCATAGTTCAAGTTATCAAAGAAATAGTTTTGGTTATAGTTGTTCTGTATTTCTTTGACTGCACCGTTGTATAGCAAAAACCTATCAGACCCGCACCAGTAGTAAATACCGTCATACTCAATTGCGCTCTGGCTCGAAAGGATTGACGACTGGCTACTGATGATGTCGTACTTCCAATACTGTGCGGGAGTACCCGTTCCGCCAACGAACGACACTCGAACAAGGCTATCTAAACTCCAAAACAGACCAGACGGAGCATTCGTACCGCCTCGAACTGGTAACGCCTGCACAATCTTTCCAGAGGCGACGTTGACCTCGTTAGCGTCTGCTGCTACCCAATTAAGAGGGTTTCCAGCAGAACAATTTTTAATTAAACCGTTGTTGCCGTATACAAATACGTAAGGGTGCAGCGCTACAACGCCCCCAGATACATCAACGTTGTTGTCAAAAGTTGCCGTGATGGTGCCAGACGGAACAACATTGCTAACAATAACTGACGTAGTGTTAACGCTTACCACCACGGTGTTTGCAGGAACATTAGTGCCAGTTACGGTTTGCCCTGCGCCAACAAGAACATTTGCCGCGGAAAGCGTAATGGTTTGAGTGTTGTTACCGGTAACCTGAGCAGTAAAAACACCAATTTTTGACATCGTTGTGCCGTTGATGTCTCCAATCAGGACCGGGGTGTTTGTTGTACTATTGATTGACGTCAGATTCTGCCCAGGATGAGCAAGCAACGAACCGACGCCATTTCCAGAGACATCATAAAACCCATCAAACTGCCAGAGATTGTTGGCGCTCGCTGTGAAATTTGAAAGAGTAAAGTTTTGAATTCCTTGGCCATTACCAAGGTTGTCAATCGTAAGCTCTTGAAGTCCGTCACTGTATCCAGAAAAGATCTGGTTGACGTTATTCGTAGAGTTTATCCACATCCCTCGAGATGGCCCCGTAAGCTGATCCGAAAGCATGCGATAGCCACCAATCTTTCTGGGCCGGCCCCTCTGAAACCTAGCCCATCGAGCAGAGGTGTAGAAATTCTTGTCAAAAACAGTACCGTCTCGCTGGACCCCCGCAAGAGTGTTTAAGGAGAAAACCTTCTTAGTCATCCTTAGAACACTCCGCCAGAAATTCCACCAGTAAACGTTCCAGAACCCGAGATGGTTAGGCCGGTTGCATTTAGACCAAACATCTTTGCGCCGAGAATCGCAAGCCCAATCTCACCGGTGCCAACGTAGTACATACCAGTAGACGCCTCAGCCAAGAACGAGAGCGATGGAGAGCCAACCGTTCCACTAACCAAAGACAGGGAAGAACCGCCAACAGCAAGCGTTGAGGCATTGAACAAATTCACCGAGTCGCAAAGCAAAATAACTTGCTGATTCGCAGGCACCGAGACTGTTGCAGCCCCAGCAGCACCCGTACCAAAAGTAATTGACGAAGACGCTTGGTTGGTGATGTAATAAACCTGAATCGTCTGCGGCAAAACTACGTTAGTAACCCCAACAATCGTACCAGTGTACTTTTGAATGACGTTAGCCGCCTCAGACGCAGAAAGCGTATACGTGCCAGAGGTAACGGCTTTTGTTAGCTGCGTGAAATTAAACTGGGCACTTCGACCCAAGCCAACAGTGTAAAAAGCGGCCCCAGAGCAGCAAATCATGCACGAATCACTGGGAGCCAAAGAAATAGAATTTGCCCCGTCAATTAACTGAGCGGAGCTTGGAGAAACGGTAAGGTTGCCGCTGCCACCGTTGCGAACCAAGATATACCAATCGTTGCCCAACGTAACCGCAGAGGTCAACGTTAGCGTGCTCGTTCCACCAGTCCAAACATAAGTAGCCGCACGGTCAGACGCTACAGCCGTATATGAGTTAGAAAAGGTATTGACCTGGTGCGATGAATTAAGCGTTGAAGTAATCGCCTTTAACCCATACCCGGCAAGCGTTGCAGCATCAGCGCTAGAAGAACCCGTTCCGAAGGCAATAGACCCCCAAGTGCCGGCCGCGGTCGCATTTGAAGAAATATAAATATATCGAGACTGACTCCCGTCAACCGTTGCAACAGCCCCGCCGGCACTATTTACAACAGAAAAAGAGTTTGCTCCACTGTTTCTAATCAGGCTATCTTGCCCAACGGACGCCTGGTTTGCCGGAGGAAGAGTGATCTTTAGCCCCGCAGAAGACGCAGAAACGTCCATGATGCGAGCGATCACGTCTCCAGTAGCATTACCATTAACGGGCCAGGAAAGCGTCGTATCGGCCGTTAGAGAGATGCTGCGATAAGAGACATCCGTTGGTTGGATGACGTCGCCGGTGAATGGACTAATGAAGCTCATCAGGAATCCTTTACAACTGTCTGGCGATCACCAATACGGGCAACATCTTCTGTCTTGAGCGTGCCGATAATCCTGTCGTATTGCTGTTGCCACATTGGAAGCCGCTCATCATTTTTAAGAAACGGCATGGCTTGAAGAAGGCTTCCGTAGAGCATCGCCTGCGGAGCGTACTGCGTATACCAGTTCGTCTGGTTCGTAACGTCCAGAGGCTGCACCCTTTCGTAGTACAGAACCTCGTAGTTGTACGCGATGTTTGGGGTAGGAGCGACAAACCAGTGCGTATAGTCGTAATCGCAATAATATACGGGCGTATCCGTTAGCGTAGGGGTCGGCCAATAGTTCCGTAGATACTCGTACTTACGCAAGAAGATCGGCTGTCTTTGGCCGTTAATCGTCAAGTTCATTGATACCGTCTTACGCCACCGAGCCGGCTTAACAATAATAGGCTCATTCGCGTTCATCTGGCTCGTTACAACGGTCAAATTCCCCAAGAACTGTATCTCGGCCGAGATTACCTGCTCTGCCAGCATGATAAAGGTTGGGATTTTCTCAAGCGTGGCCGTGTCTGTGCGCTCCAAATACGAGGAGATGTCACTAACCAAACTCGAATATGTCATTGCCGCTGCCATATCGTTCCTTTACTTTGACGCTACGCCTTTGGACTTCTCAAACGACCTCATGCCGCCAAACCCAAGCAAACCTGCAAGCAACGTCATCAACTGTTCTACATCAAGATCGGGCGGAGGACTCAACTCTTTTGGCACCCAATCCATTCCCTGCCCAAAAGCCCAACACCATTGCATCAACGGATAGCCAAGGAATTGATAAGCCAAGCCAAGAACCCCAACCCACCCCACAGCAGGACGCCAGCCAGAGACAAATACGCTAGCACTCGCTGCTTCAATCTTATTGACCTCAACCTGAGCCAAGTCGGTCTCTTGGTCAATTCTTTTTTCCTCAAGGTCAAGCTTGCGGCCTTCCAACGCCATCTCGAGGCGCTCTTTGTCCGTTGTAATGAGCGAATCCGCAACTTTGCCAACACCTTCAATTATGCTACCTATCCCAATCAGATCCATTATTTAAGCCCCGCCAATGTGCGATTCACCCAGCCCAATAAGAATTTTGCTTGAGATCTATCCTTGTTGCAGATTTGAGCGTATCGGCTTATTTTTGCAAGAGCATAAGCAGGCAAAAAATTCTTTTCAGTGCAGATATTTAACCGTTCAAGCGTTTTTGGTCCGACTGCTCCGTCTGGCGCTGTCCCGATAATGAGCTGGGCAAGCTTGACGGCGACTCCAATTCCGGTGTTGACCGAGAAATTAAAAATTGTTTCTGCGATAGCTTGGTTCGCAATCTCGTCACCTCTGATGCGATCCCAAAAATTAAATTTGTAAAAGCTCCGAACCAGTTCCGTAGCGCTACCAAAATCTTGCTGATCGATGAACTCCCACCCTGCCCACTGAGGGTTTGGTTTTCTTGCAATTCCTGCATACGTCATGCCTCCACGATCACCAGGGATATTGGTTAGTTTGTAGCCGCCTTCATCGCGGATCATCTTCTCAAATGCAGGGGCAAAGTCAGCCATTGTGCGGCCTCTTGTTGATAAGATCAAACAAGGTGCGAACCTTCTCTTCTAATACCGCAACGCGAAGATCAAGCTTGGCCAACACAATGATCAAAGTAATCAGAGCAAGGATAACTGGGGAGGCCTTAAGGATGATCTCAAAAGCGTCCATTTTACTTATCCGCTTTGTTGTCAAGCCTGTCAAAAATTTGATGGCAAATTGACTTCAGTTCGTCAATGTCGCGCCTGTAGTCTTCTTTTACAACGTAACTTTTCGGGAAGCTTCTTACATCCGTATCCAAACGATCAAGCGTTTTTGTGATGTTGTTTAAGACCCAGCCACCAAAAAAAGCTACAAGCCCAACAAGAACGTTGAACGCCATTTGGATGTCATTCATTTTAGTCAAATCCTCTTAGCGTTTTGGCAAGTCGAGCGCGCTGCCCGATTTTACCAGAGCTATGGGCTGCTTTTTCTAGCTTCTTCAAGGGGATTGTCTTGCCCTCCTTGACTCCAAGCGCTTCACGCAAGGCACCAGGCTTCTTGATTGCCTTTTGAATCCATTTCTCGCTCATGCTTTCCTCAATAGGTTAAGGTACGGTGGCTTTAGTAAAAGTGTTAGAGGAATTGTTAATTGTCAACGATGGGGTAGTCGGGCCTAACAACCCATCAGATAAAGCCCATGCAGGCGAGGTTGGCGTGTAAGTCACGCTTCCATAAGATTCTGTAGAAACGCTATATACAACAGATCGAGGTCCAACCGTGTAGGTGCCAGTTAATGAGCCATCAGTAGGCAAAGCGCTCAAAAAACAATAATTTGGGTAGGCGCTTTTGTTAACAAAATAATAAAAATTGTTTGAAGCCGTGTCTACAAAAACTTGTTTTCCAACCATTGATGTGCCGTCGTAAAAGCTTCTTTGCCAAATTAGGCTACCGTTGGAGTTTGAACAAAAAACATAAGGCCTACTATTTGCGGTTACAGCAACATACACGTTGTCCGATGCATCAACGTCTATCCCGTAAGCATAGGCAGCCGTAGAAAACAATCTTGCCCATACTATGGCCCCAGTCAGCCCGTCTATTTTTACAACCATTGCAGAGGTACTTGCAGTATCGCGCCCGCATGCGTACAAATACCCGTTTGACTCAACGCCACCAAAAAAAGTTGCCGCACTTCCAAAATTTCTAACCCAAAGATTAAAAAAATTTGAATCCATCTTGACAAGAACTATTGCAGCGGCCTCTCCACCTTGTATATAAATGTTGCTTAAATAGTCGGATGCAATTACGGTGGCGCCAGAAAAAGATGGAGTTCTATTTTTTCTTGCTACAATATTTCCGGTGGAGGCCGTTGCTTTTAAAAGATGCCCTGTTTGTTGAGTAAAACCGCTGTCAACATAAGAAGTAGAAAAAAATAAATTTCCGTTTGGGGTTGCATTTATTGCATATACAGATGACGCGGATAGGTTTGAAGTAATTTGATTTGCATATTGCAGCGTTCCAGCACTGGGAGACAGGGAGTACAACATTGTTGTTTTGAAACTTGTTGAGTTACTCTTTACCTGCCCCCCTACAAAAACATTAGAATTAGTTGCAAAAATGCTTCCGCCTATGATTCCATAGTTGTTGCCAACCCCATTTGTGATTGACTTTTGCCAAACCACGGTCCCGCTAGTGTTTGCTTTTAATACAAAAGCATTGGCTGGATCAGTGTCTTTGTCCCCAAGCAAATATAAAGAATTTGCTTTATCAAAAGCCATAGCCAAATACCTTGGGGCAACATACGCAATCCAATTGTTTGGAGCAATTGCTTGTACCGTATATCCACTAAACCCCTTAGCAGACATCGCTCCTGTTGTGGCAAGGACTGGCATGATTAAGCAAACTTTGTCAGAGAGGCCAGCACAGTATAAGAAGACACACCGGTTCTAATGATTGTGTAAGAGTAAACATCAATGCTGTTAGAGTTTCCAGCAGTCGGTGCCGTCCCACCCTGCCACTTCACAGTAGGCGTTGCCCCATCAACAGTAATCGCAGTGTTATAAGCGCTTGTAACGGCTCCGGTAGCCACCAAAACAGCCACAGTAGCCGACTGACCGCTTGCTAGGAACGAACTC